CAGTATAATAAATTAAAGAAGTCCCACCAATACAACCATTATTAACTATTTCTTTGCATTCTTCTATATCATGCATTTCTTTGACTGTTTTATATAATTGTGTATTTTTCATCATCAAACCTATATGTTATCGGTTACTCTCTCGATTCCTCGAAAGATTTAATGACATTAATATAATTCATCTGGTATTATAATGCAAATTATTAATGAATTAAAATAAAGGTTTTATAAAATGACACAATATAACACGAAACAAATATACTTAACATTGAGGCAATTCGCTAAGGCTCATGGGTTTACGTCAATAGACGGTATAAGATGGCTTATAAGGATTGATAGGGAGTTTGTAAGTACTTGCGTCCGAAAGCTTGGAAATAGAATTTTATTAAAAGAATCTGAAGTCCTCAAATACATAGACAACACTAAATACACTAAAAACCCTAAGTTCATTAATAAATCTTTTGGACGTCCTAAATCTAAAGTCAACCATGATCTCAAGCCTACCTGTATAAATAAGGACAAGGCTAAGGACGGCAAACCAATAACACTATTTGAAATTGTGCAACAGGCTAAAAAAAGATTTGAAAATAAGCCAAAACAAACTAAGCTAACTAGATTAAGAACGCTAAAATAAAAGCCTTCAAAATAGATGTTGCCTAATATCTTTAAAAATGATAAGATTAATCTTAAGGACGGTTACGTTCAAAGGAAATAAAATGATAAGAAATAATTTAATATTTAAATCAGAAACTAAATGCGAAACTTCAAGGGTTAAAAAAGACGGGTTAAAAACCACTTCTAACCCGCCAAGGAACTACCAACAAATGATAGATAAACACTTTACTACCGATATGCTACTAAGGATAATAAATAAATTAAAAAACATGCTTAACAACACAACGTATGAGGTTATATTATGTATAAACAAACAACAAACGGAGTTTATTTATGTATAAACAAACAACAAACGGAGTCGTATTATGTTTAACAACACAACTAAAGGAGTCGTATTATGTCTATAAATAATAATCGCATTAAAGATTTAAAGCAAGCAAATAATAAGATTAAATTAATATTTACTGAAAATAAGAGAGCCGATAACCTGTTAAGACTATCAGCTCTAAAACACTTAACCCCAATTAAGAGGTAATCATTATGACATATCAAGCAAATAATAGTCAAGCAATCCAAGAAAATAAAATAGAAAAACCAAATTATACTCAAATACCTAATATAATTTATGATTATTGGTTGCCTAAACTTTCCCCCTCAGCCTTTACGGTTTTATCTTTAATTTGTAGAAAAACATTTGGTTGGCACAAGACAAGCGATACTATTTCAAAAAATCAATTAATCAAATTAACTGGTATTACTAAGAATACGATTCAAAAATCAATAGAAGAACTTCAAAAGAATAATTTATTAATCGTTCATCAATCAACAAATGAGTACGGCAATCAACCAAACGTTTATTCTTTAAATATTCAAAAGCCAAAAGATAATTTATATGATGGTCAAAATTTAGGGGGGGGTAGGTCAAATTCTGACCTAGGGGGTAGGTCAAATATTGACCCCACAAAAGAAAGAGTATACAAAATAAATAAGAAAGAAAATAAACAAAGAAAAGAAAATGCCGAATCTAAAGATTCTCTCGAGTCTAAAGACTCTCACTTATGTTCATTATATTTATTTGAAAAATTAAAAAAGGTAAGACTCGATAGAAAAGTACCAGATTGGAATAAATGGGATAAAGAAATAACTAATATGATTAAGCAAGACAAGAGAACGAAAGATAAAATTATTAAAATGATTGACTGGTTATTTGATACAGATAATAAGTTTGTTGTTGGAAGTACTAAGTCGTTAAGGGAAAAGTACGATAATATAGCTGATCATATGATCGATGAAGTTAACAAGGCTAATGAGTCGCTAAGATACAAAGAAGATAATATCCAGTGGTTAAAAGGCAAAATATCATACCTTGAAAGAGTTGGGGCTAAAGGAAATTTAAGGTTTAATGATCATGAAGTTATAGACTCTGTTCTAAAGAGAAGTCATTCATTGAATGCAAAAAATATGATAGATATAGTATCATCTTGGGATAAACTTAGGAGGTAATTAATGCTAATAGTACTAAAAAGAAGGGAATTACATTATTATGATGAAATTGTTTTTACTAAAAAATTAACTCCCTTTGCTTTTAAATTGTATATAGTTTTATGGAAATTATGTGATGAAAATGAGAGAAGTTATTTAACCAATAACCAGTATAAAGATATCTTAGGAGCAAATGAAAACACTGTAAAAAGAGCGTTCAAACAACTAGAGAGCCAAAAACTAATAAAAGTAAAAAAAAGATTTGATGATAACGGATTTTCTTTATCTAATGAAATAATAATTCTACCGCAAAAAAATAAATTAAAATGTTAGATCAAATAAATAAAGAGACAAGATAGATGAACGAACTAAAAAAGCTTTTAAGAGTGGTTAAAGCACATAATAGACACAAGCCTAAGATTTGTATAGAGTGCTTTCATCAAGACGATATATCAATAGCTAAACAATGGGAAAGGCTAATTAATTTTGAAGAAGTAGAGGAGAAGTAGATGGAATGTATAAATTGTAATGGCAAAGAGTTTGAAGAAAGAAAAGCTTTATTCAACCCTACCTTAGATGGAGATACTTTTGAAGTTGAGGCTTTAGCAATGGTATGTATTAATTGTGGATCTAAACTAATGAATGACAAGCAAATGGATGCTTTTAGGAAAGAAACAGCCAAAAAATTAACAAATAAAAATAATTTAAAATAAATACTTGCGTAATAAATGTAAAATATATTATTTATAACTTAGCTACTAAGGATATAGATAAATGTTATTTTACCATCATGGGAAACCTGTTGCAAAGCAACGTCATAGAATGGCGGGAAACATTGCATACGACCCACAATCCAAGATAAAGAACGCATTAAAGTATGAGTTTGCAAAGCAACACAGCTCCCAAGGCTATTTAAACGCCCTACAAGGGGCTATTAGAGCAAAGGTTGATGTTTGTTGTCAAATACCCAAATCGTGGTCTAAAAAGCGGCAATTAGAGAGTTTAGGGCGATATGTAATAACTAGACCTGATCTTGATAATTACGAGAAGTTTTATTTTGATGTTTTGAATGGTATAGCATACAAAGATGATTCACAGATAGTTTCTATTTTTTCACAAAAAAGATATTCGTATATAGAAGGCGTTGAAATAAATTTAACCCAATTGGGGGGTATTATGATAAATGAACACGCAATTACATACAAGGAAAATGTATTGGTGGACGATTTAAATTATTTAGTTAAGAAGGCTAATAAACTTGGCTTAAATAATCGTCAAGTAGTAAGAGTCTATCAGCAAGAAGATGAAGAAGGTACTCACGTTTACTTTGAAGTTGACGGATTGAAAGATGACAAATCGTAAATTTGTAGGAAAAGAATATCTTCTAAATGATAGTTGGATAGTTGATTTAAGAGAAGCACATTATAAAATAATAAGAAAACAAGAAAAAAAAACAGGAAAAGAAATGAAGAAAATAAAAAGATATGATTTTTATGGCAATGAAATAAACGAACAGCAATATCTTAGCCAAGAAATTGAGAAGCTAAAAACAACAATTAACATTTATGTTGAAGAGATAGAATTGCTTAAGGTTCTTAACAAGCAAGAATATCTTTTAATATCACCAGGACTTTTAACATATATTAAAGAATTAGACAAATGGTTAGACCCTTTTGAGGCTAGAAAATGGGCTAAAGAGAATGGATATGAATATAGAGAGCCTTTTAAAAGACTTGGCGAATTGTGGGTAAAAAAGGACAAATAAATGAACGAAAAGCCGAAAGAAAAGCTAGCTATTTGCAAGTATTGCAGAAGGGTTGCGATGGTCAAAAAATATTTAATAACTAAATTTGGGAAAACTACAAGTAAATATTTGTGTTGGGATTGTTTTAGAGCCAGTTTATCAGCAAATACGACTCTTTTTGGGAAAATTAGGGCGTTAATAATAAAATTATTCAGGGGGTTATTTAGATGATGGAGTGCACGCATTATATAGAGATAAATCGAGAGTCTTGCCTTGGAATGGCAACTGTATATGTTAAAGATTGGAAGGCTGAAGTATCGGGGCTATTTTTATTTCAAAAAGATGGAAAAAGGTGGGTTAACTTGCCTTGTAGAGAAGTAAAAAAGGAAGGGGAAAAGACTAAATATTACAAGCAAATAAGCTTTCCTTGTAAGGAAGATGAGACAAAATTTACTGAAATGGTAAAGACTGCAATAGACGTTCATGCAAAGGCTACTAGCGTTTTAAATCCTGTAGAGGAAGTTGAAGAAAAAGAAGAATTACCGTTTTAAATTAAATAAACAATAACAAAAGGAAAAAAAATGACATTTTTAATTAAATTAACATACATAGATGGAAAAGAAGTAAATGTATCACTTCCAAAAGACGAAGTACCTAAATTTTTAGAAAAACTAAGAAATAACGAAGCTTATTGGTCGCCAGAAGATGATACAGCCTTTTACACACCAAACAATCAGGTTAGGTTTACCAGTATAAATAAATATGTACCGCAACCAGATGCTGTAAAGCCAGCAGAAGAAGTAAAAGAAACTGATATAAAGCCAGCAGAAGAGGTAGAAACCGATGAAATATAAAAATATTGATCTTGAAGCTTTTGATGAGGATAAAGAATAACCTTAGGGATAGTACCCTTCAAACCACAGGTAAATATGAACGAAATTACATGGAAATATGAAAAGAGAGATATAGATGATCTCATTGAAAACAAAGACAATCCAAGAAGGATATCAAAAAAGAAAGTCGCTGAACTCAAAAAATCACTCGGAAAATTTGGGGTCTGTCAACCAATCGTTACCCAGCCAACGGGAGAGATTATTGGCGGACACCAGAGGCTTAAAACCCTTAGATCAATCGGTATTCAAAAAGTTGATGTTGCAATACCTTCCCGAGTACTTTCAAAAAGAGAATATGAAGAATTAAGTATCAGTTTAAATAAAATTAGCGGGGAATTTAACCTAGATATGCTTGCTAATCGGTGGGATATGGACGTTCTTTTAAATTCTGGGTTTTCAAAAGACGAATTATTTTCGGACGTTGACCCTCAAGAAAAACCTAAGAAGTTTACTATTAGCTTAAAATTTGATAATGAAGAGGATTTAAGACACATAGAGAGCCAAATAAACACTATTTTGTATGACTTTCCAGAAGTTTTAATGAATGTAAAGGTAAAATAATGAAGGTTGTAACTGGAGATTGCTTAGAAGTACTAAAGGGCTATCCTGACAATCATTTCACTACAATTGTTACAGATCCTCCGTATGGTTTATCCTTCATGGGTAAGAAGTGGGATTATGATGTTCCAAGTATAGATATATGGAAAGAGTGCTTAAGAGTGCTAAAGCCTGGTGGAACAATGCTATGTTTTGCAGGTTCTAGAACACAACATAGAATGGCTGTAAATGTTGAAGACGCAGGGTTTATTATTAAAGATTGCTTGATGTGGATATATGGTTCTGGATTCCCGAAATCATTAAACATTGGTAAGGCTGTAGATAAGTTAGAAGGCAATGAAAGGGAGATTGTTAAAACTATTAGCAGTCACGATATTACATCTGGTGGATTGGTAGGTAAAGAGTATTCAAGGCAAGATGTCAATGTAACCAAAGGAACATCAGACTTTGAAGGATACGGGACAGCTCTTAAGCCTGCATACGAACCAATCATAATGTGCATGAAACCTAATGACGGCACATACTCAAACAACGCTCTAAAGCATGGTGTGGCAGGGATTAATATTGATGCTGGGAGGATTGAGACTGATGATAAATATTCATATCCGAATGGACCAAAAGGAAATGGGTTTCATGGAGGTATTGGCCGTCAGCCTGATGGTAGTAGAACAAAACATGTAGAAATTAATCATCAAGGCAGATTTCCTTCAAACATAATACTAGATGAGGAAGCTGGACAGATGCTAGATGAGCAGACGGGTATATTGAAGAGTGGTGGAGGGGATAGAAACTCAAAAGGGAAAACCGATTTATTTAATGGATTTGGAGATACTGGAATAAAAAGGGAATTTCTAGCAAGTCAAGGCGGAGCATCTCGCTTCTTCTATTCAGCAAAAGCTTCAAAATCTGAACGAAATGCAGGGTGTGAGGGATTGGAGGAGAAAGCACAAAAGATAACCAATCAATATAATATGATTAGAGAAAATGGAACAATGCGAGAAGTTCCGAAGCCAAGACAAAATTCCCATCCTACAGTTAAACCCATCAAACTAATGGAATACCTTATCAAGCTAGTAATGCCACCTAAAGACGGATTGCTACTTGACCCTTTTGCGGGGAGTGGAACAACATTGGTTGCATGTGCAAGGCTTGGATATAATGGTGTTGGCATAGAAAAGGAAGAAGAATATTCAAGAATAGCAAGAGCTAGGCTTGGAATGGAGACAAAATAATGAAAAAAAATATGTTATTAAAACCTGGAGAAAAACCAGTTAGAGGCAGAAAAAGAGCTGTTATTAATTGGGACGAGGTTTCTAAATTTATAATGGCAGGCTCAAATGGTATGCAAATAGCGGCGTATATTGGTATTTGTGAAGATACTCTATATAGCAGGTGTCGAGAAGATAATAAAAAGGATTTTTCCCTTTTCTTGACAGAGCAACGTCAAAAAGGCAATACCTATCTCCTTGGTAAACAGTATCAAGTAGCTATGGGAGGCAATGTTTCCATGCTTATATGGCTTGGGAAACAACGTCTCGGCCAAACAGATCAACCTAGGGATAAAGAAGAGTTTAACGGCTCATTATCAAACCTTTTAGGAATGATGCACATGATAAAAAGCTCTGGAGATTTTTCAGCTTTAGTAAAATTAGCTAGAAAAGACACTAGTGAAGAAGAGCTTAAAGAAGATGTAACGGAGAGAGATTAAAATGGGTTATGCGTATCCGCTTTTTTTATTATTTTTAATAATAGTTTCTATCAAGATAATTTATGATGAGACTGGATTCGACCCTTATGGATTGGAAAGCTACAATAAAGCTCAAAAAAGATATAAAAAAGGACTTATTAAAAGGTATAAAATAAGAAAAGAAAAAGAAAAAAATAGCAAAGAAGTTGAAAAAATAGAGAAAGAAAAGTTGGAAAAGAGAAAAAGAGATGGAAATGAATGAAAAGCACAAGAAATATAAAAATACAAAAGTTTTTGTAACAAGGTTAAAAAAAAAATTAGACAAAGATATGCTTCGATTAATAGATATATATTTAGATGCTATTTACGAAAAATTTAGAGATTATCCGAATGAATTACTAGATATATTATCACTATATATAAATATAACGATAAAAAACAGTTAGGCTAGAATAGCTCAATGGTAGAGCCTCCGACTTGTAATCGGAAGGTTGAGGGTTCAAGTCCTTTTTCTAGCAAAATAATTAAAGGAGGTTAAAATGAAAGTAATATACGAATTTAATCCAGTACCAGGAACAGAAGATTGTTTAGATTTACAGTTATTTCAAAACACAGTTCCGATGTATATATCTCTATTAGAGATTGATAGCTATGTAAGTGAAATTAAAAACAAAAAAATTAAATGTAAAGCCAAGGAAATGTGCGACTACATAGAAGAGATTATTGATGAGTTAGGGATAAAATATTTATAATGAAATTAGTCAAATTATTATGGAATTTTTTATTAATGTTAACTGTATATGCTGTATTTAGGGAAAACGCTTTTTTTAAAAAAACAATAATTTTAATATTTGAAGGAATTAGGCAAGCAGCTGTATACATTATAAACGAAACTCATTAAGGAGAGAAGTCATGATAAAAAAAATATTATTAAAATTCAGCGACAAAAATTTTAGAGCTAATGCTGGTTTGCTATTAGCTACAATAGCATTTTTTGCAATTTTGGTTGTTAAAAGTTATGCACACATAGAATTACACTCTGATATTAACCTAGATGCGGAACAAATGTTTGATAAGTCAAAAGATAAATCTTCTCAAATAGATTCTGTTACAAAAATGTATGATGACAGAAAGGAAAGTATAGAAAAATGGGCTAAAGACGACCCATATTGTGATAATGATTTAAAAAATAAAGTTTTAGAAAAAACAAATGAGCAGGAAAAAAGAGATATTAATATTATTAAAAATAATGATTACACTCTTGAATAGGATTTAAATGGAATTAACAGCTCTTAGCGATAAACAACTTGAATCATATCAGCAATCTACAGCCAGAATAAATGTAGATGAAGGCCCTGTAAGAGCAGGAAAATCGTTCATTGTACTGCTAAAATGGCTTGATTTCTGTAAAAACGGGCCTGCTGGGCCTTTAATTGTGTGCGGTAGAACGGATAAAACAATAAAAAGAAATATTATTTTGCCACTTCAAGATATGGTAGGAAATGCTTTAACATATTGTGTTGGAAAAGGGGAATTAACGCTTTACAACAGGATAATGTATGTGGTGGGAGCAAATGATGACAGAGCAGAGGCTAAAATCAGAGGTTCGGAGTTTGCTGGAGCTTTGTTAGATGAGGTGTCTTTATTGCCTGAAACCTTCTTTAAAATGCTTCTATCGAGGCTTTCTATAGAAAATGCTAAGTTATTTTGCTCTACTAACCCAGATAGTCCATATCATTGGTTTAAAACTGATTTTATAGATCGGGCAGAGGAGTTAAATTGCAAAGTTTTTTCATATAATATAAGAGATAACCCAACTCTTAGCGAAAATTATATTAGAGATTTATCGGCAGAATATCAGGGTCTTTGGTACAAAAGATATATTTTAGGTCAATGGGTTTTAGCAGATGGTGCTGTTTACGATTTTTTTGATGAAGAAATTCATGTTATTGAAATGCCAAAATCGCCTGCAACGTATTATATTCTTGGAATTGATTATGGAACTACAAATCCTTGTGTGTTTACTTTAATCGGATATAACGCAGGTTCTTATCCAAATATGTGGCTTGAGAAAGAGTATTATTACGATTCAAAGAAGGAATCTAGACAGAAGTCAGATTATGACTATTCGCTTGATTTAGTAAAATTTATGAGCGGTTTTAATGTAAAGCGGATTTACATTGACCCATCTGCTGCTTCCTTTAAACAAGAGCTTCGTAGAAATGGGATTTACAATGTAACTGATGCTGAAAATGACGTAGTTCCTGGAATACGGTATATGAGTCAGTTGCTATCAAACGGAACATTTAAGGTGTGTTCTAACTGCGTAGAAACGATAAAAGAATTTGGAAATTATCTGTGGGATTCTAAGTCATCTGAAAAAGGTGAAGATAAGCCAATTAAGAAGTTTGATCACGCCATGGACGGAATTAGGTATGCCCTTTTCACCCATTTCTTTAAAATGAATCTAAAGCCCGAATTTACAGCAGCCGATGCTGATAATCTAGAACGCTTATATTCAAATAAATACAATTGAAAAAAATTCAAAAATATGTTATAATGCGATTAAAGACCCAAATATTTTAATTGTTTTTTATTTTTCTGTAAAGAACTAAATAAAAAAGGAAACCACCATGAAAAAATATTTATTCATAATATCTTTTTTATTCGCAAGTTGCACTCCAATCATAAAATGGCAAACAGAATATCCTGATAATTATTTAGAAGAATATTTAGAAGAATTAATTAAAGAAAGCACAGATAAAGATATCGATTTCACTCCGTTCACTGGAGAAGAAAGACAAGAAGTAATCGAATAACGTAAATATTTTTTAGGGAATCTCTGTAACCTAAAGCGTTACATTGTAGGGAGAGGGGAAGTCAGTTATCAGTACCCAGCTAGCACTCCCGTCCCTATTATTTCAATACTCTAAACCACCCCAGCAATGGGTAGAGTTCACATACACGAGGAACAAATGACAGATAATTCTATAGTTAGGGAGTACAACGAGCTCTATACCGAAGCATTTTACGCTTGGAATCCGTTTTTTCCATTAGCTAATAGGGATTTGCGCTATTTTTTGGGAGATCAATGGGGCGAGCAAGAGAAACAAAAGCTTTTTAATGAAGGTAGAAGCGCCCTAGTTTTTAATTATATTCGTAGAAATATAAATATGATTACTGGATACCAAAGGAAACATAGATTAAGCTCTGTAGTCGTTCCAACCGAAGATTCAGATCAGGAATCGTCAGATCAATTATCACAATTATTATTATACGCTTTTAATTATGGAGAGGGATATAGAACTATTTCTGAAAGTTTTGGTGGAGCATTAAAAACTGGATTTAATTTACTTAATTTGTGGGTTGATTATCGAGACGACCCTATTAATGGCGATATTAAATACGGAAGAGACCCTTATAACGGATTTATTACAGACCCATATTGGACACAACTAGATTTTTCAGATTGCGCTCATGTGATAAAAAGAAAATACGTTTCTCCAGAACAAGCTAATTCGCTACTTCCAGGGCATGAAAAAGATATCGCTACTCTATCTAAAATGGGCTGGTCTAGAGATGATAAATTCACATGGCTCCCATACCAAAGACAGCCAAATGGCGAAGATTTTATCGCTTATAATGAAATTTATAAGCAGGGTTGGGAAAATGTTCCAGTTGTCGTAGATGAAGAGACTGGAGAATATACAGAATGGGAAGGAGATAAAGAAGGTCTTAAATATTATTTAAGGGCATATCCTCAATTAAAAGAAGTTAAAAGGCCTAAAAAGTATATTGATTGTCATATAATTCTTAATGACGAATTTATCAGGACTGAAAGGAATCAATATGGTCTAAATGAGTATCCTTTTGTGCCTTTAGTTGGTGTTTTTGAGCCTGAATCTGAAAACTGGGCTCTAAAGATGCAATCTCTAGTAAGATGCCAAATTGACCCTCAAAAAGAATCGAATCGCAGACGTTCCCAAATGATCGATTTGCTAGATTCTCAACTAAATTCAGGTTGGATAGCTAAAAAATCAGCAGTTGTAAACCCACGATCTCTATTTCAGACATCTCAAGGAAAAGTTATTTGGAAAGAAGATGGAGCAGAGCCAGGGGATATAGAAAGGGTTCAACCAGCACAAATTCCTCCTAGTATGTTTGAACTGCAAAAGCAATTTGACCAAGATATTATGAATATCGTTGGTATTAATGATGCAGCATTTGGAGAGACAGAAAACGCTCAAGAATCTGGGCTAATGATGATGATGAGGCAAGGGGCTTCAATCGTTAATTTGCAGGATTTGTTCGATAATTTAAGATTTGCTCAAAAATTAATTTCCAAAAAAACTTTAAAATTAATTCAAACTTGGAAACCCGAAAAAATTGAAAGGATAATAAATAAAAAACCAACAGATAAATTATATAACAAAGACCTCATAAAATACGATATTACTGTCCAAGAAGGCGTGTTAACAGACGATCAAAGACAAATTTATTTCAAACAATTAATTGACCTTTATCAACTTACTGGTGGCGCTCAAGGTGGCCCAGTAACTCCTATGATGCTTGCTAAAGCAGCACCTTTACAGGGTAAATCAGAATTTAATCAAGAGCTAGAACAAAACCAAAAACAACAAGCCGAGCAAGCTCAACAGGCTGAACAAATCCAACAAAAAGTTTTGCAATCTCAACTAGAACTTAATAAATCTTCTGCAATTAAAAATATTAATTCTGCAAAAGAAGATTTCACAAGAGGCCTTTCAAACATGGGTCTATTAGAAGAAAGAAATTCAGAAGCAGTTCAAAACAGAGCTCAAGCATCTCTTGATAGAGCCAAAACAATGAAAGAACTTGAATCGATGGACGATGACAGGCTAATGAAATATATGCAGATTGTCCAGATGATGGATTCAATGAATAAAGTCAAAGAGGAAGAAAGCAAATCGGAAGATGTGGCTATTACAGCTTCATCAGAAAAATTAAATACTTCAATTCCTCAACAACAAGCTATTCCAGATGGGGCATCTCCTCAAAGCGGATTAGAATAACAACCTTCGGAGGTTTAAATGAAACAAGAATCTAATAGCAAAGGAAAAGGTTTTAATATTGCTGACAATACTCAAGCGAGTCCTGTTAAAAATATTAAAGTTGATTCTGAAAAATATGATATGGGAAAGATTCAACCCTACAGTGATGGCACTAAAGGATATCCTTCTCAAGCATTACCACATAGCATTTAAGGAAGTAAAATATGGTACAAGAGACTGGGGAAACCCGCGATGCAATTATTGAAGATGATAACAAAGAGATTGAAAAAATAATAGCTGCTAATAAAAGGGAGAAAGACCCTTATTGGATAGTTGTCTTTGCCAAACCGTCCAAAATTGCAGTCGATGGGAAGCCCACCCTTATAAAACATATTAAAGCA